GGCTACAAACTCAACTGGAACAACTATTGATAACACGGTTGACCTTGGAGCCGCTAGTTATCGTTGGAAAGACCTCTACCTGTCTGGCGGTGTATACCTTGGCGGCACTGGGTCGGCTAATAAGCTGGATGACTATGAGGAAGGGACTTGGACGCCTACTTTTACTTTTTCCAGCGGCTCAATCGGCTATGGGTGGAATTTGGGTGAATACACAAAAATCGGGAACCAAGTCAGTGTAACTTTTGCGATCAATGTAAACTCAATATCTTCGCCATCTGGTGCGATTATTCTATCAGGTTTACCATTTGCCGCTGGGACTGGCGAACAGTATGTTTCGTCCGTTACATTTGGCCTAGTCCGAAGTCTGACGACAGATTATAAAACTTTAAGAGGTTATGTTGGGAGCGCCCAGACAATCGCTCGATTAACAATCAACGCAACCAATGCTGGGTATAGTGTTCTTGATGCAAGCACACTCACCGCCAGCACGTTTTTTTATGGTAGTGTTGTGTATCGAACATCTTAACACCCCTGTTGGATCACAGGGTAGTCAGTCCAAGCCACAAGGAGATAAACGATGGCAGAACACATAACGCAGGAAAGGTTAAAGCACCTACTGCACTACGACACTGAAACTGGCGTTTTCACACGGCGTGTTGATGTCGGGAAGAATGCCAAAAAGGGGGCCGTTGTCGGCTGTCCAAATGATAAGGGCTACCTTCGTGTTGTTCTTGATGGCCGACTTTATGCTCTTCATCGCCTTGCGGTTCTGTATGTTGATGGCGTTATCCATGATGGAGACGTTGACCATGCCAATGGCGATAAAGCAGACAATCGCTGGTCAAACCTTCGTGCTTGCACACGGTCTCAAAATGCTGCCAACGCAAAAGTGCAAAGAAACAACTCTTGCGGCTTGAAGGGGGCAAGTAAAGATCGTGGCGGAAAGTGGCGGTCACAGATAAGTACGAAAGGAAAAAAGATTTTCCTTGGCTTGTTTGACACGCCAGAAGAGGCGCATGAAGCATACTTTGCCGCCGCCCAGAAATATCACGGCGAATACGCCAGAGCATAAGGAAAACACAGATGGCACAACTAACAGAACGCACAGAACAGGATAAGATTGAGGTCGTTTCGGCTCATAAGTTTATCCAAGTACGCACAGCCACAGTGATTGAACGTGACGGTGTAGAGATCAGCCGATCCTTCAGCCGCCATGTCGTTGCACCTGATGCAGACATCACAGGCGAGAGTGCAGAGGTTCAAGCTATCTGCGCCGCAGTGCATACACAGGAAGTCAAAGACGCATATGCTGCACACCTAGCTGCACAGGAGTTGGGCAATGAGCAGTAAAGCACGGGGACTAGCAGACCTAGGTAACGTCTATGACGATGGTGCCTTGTCTAACCGCAACCTGATTATCAATGGTGCCATGCAGGTGGCGCAGCGTGGGACGAGTGCAACGGGGGTTACTAATACTTCAGGTTACTATACGGTTGATCGTTTTGATTACTATACCCAATCATCTGGATCAGTAGGGTACACCTTATCTCAAAGTACCGATGCCCCTAACGGTTTTGGCAGCAGCTTAAAGGCGGAATGCACTGCATCTCAAACGCCCACAGGCAACTTCAACACTTACTTTCGTCATAAATTTGAAGGTCAGAATGTTCAGTCAATAGGCTTCGGGACACCTGATGCAAAACCTTTCACAGTTAGTTTTTGGGTAAAATCAAGCAAAACAGGGCCATTCACTCTTTCCATTTACAGGTACAGTTCTATCCGCACGACAGGATTATCATACACTGTTAACTCTGTTAATACTTGGGAGTACAAGACGCTAACATTTTCCCCTGATACAACAGGGGCAGTAAATAACGATGCTAGCCAAGGGTTCCAAGTTGCTTGGTTCTTTGGAAGCGGCCCAGATTTGCAGTCTGGAACTTTTACAAATGGAACTTGGAGTTCGTATGTTGAGGACGAGTATGCCGTAAGTGGACAGACAAATATTACAACTATTGGTGACACCTTCCAAATCACAGGCGTCCAACTCGAAGTAGGCGACACCGCCACCCCCTTCGAACATAGGTCGTATGGGGACGAGCTTGCTAGGTGCCAGAGGTATTATGAAAAATTCACACTTATAGATGCGTATAGACCCAATGCTATTGCTTGGGGTACAGGCAATACAAACGCAGCTATTCCATTCACTGTAACAAAAAGAGCAAGCCCAACTCTTATTGTACACGCTAGTGGCGATGTTTTTACTGGTAGCTGGGTTAGTGCAGATGGCGTTGCAATAGCAGGTACAGGGCCAACTATAAATGGCGTTAGCTTGGATATACAGAAGGCATCTGCTTATACAGTAAAATATGGATATTTCATTCGAAACCAAATATTTAGCGTTGATGCGGAGTTATAAGCATGGATAATATGAACATCACATCAGCCCAGTACCAAGTGGACGCATTGTCAGGTACTAACTCTGGCATCCAAGCCACTATCGACGGCACTGAAATGTCAGCCCCCCTAGACCCAGCCAATCGCCACTACGCAGAGATCATGCGGCAGGTCGAGGCTGGCGAGTTGGTCATTGCAGACGCTGAGTAGAGTATAGATGACACCTACCCAAGACAGTTGGCATTTATCTAAAAGTGTCCCAGTAACGCTGATCTTTGGGCTTATCACACAAGGTGCCGCTATAGTCTGGACCGTCTCCATGATGCTTGGAGACATCGATAGGAACGCTGCTAACATTAAAGAAATGGAAGTACGCGTGAACAAGATCGAGGGGATGGTCTACGATCAAGCGGTGTCTATGGCCCGTATAGATGAGAACATTAAAGCAATTCGTAGTGCCGTAGAGCAAATGGCAACACGAGGCCAATAAAGGCAAACATATGACACAGTACATCTATGATGTCGCTGAGTCACACTTAGGGGTCAAAGAGTACCCCGCAGCTAAACACAACCCCACAATTATCGAATACTACAAGGCTTCTGGTCACTCTTGGGTTCAAGATGACGAGACCCCGTGGTGTGCGGCATTTGTAGGGGCTGTGTTGGCTGAGTGTGGTATGCGCGGCACTAACGAACTAAACGCACGTTCCTACATGAAGTGGGGGCAACCCGTAGATATCTCAGAGGCCCAGAAGGGTGACGTTGTGGTATTCTGGCGGGGGTCTCCAGATAGCTGGAAGGGACACGTAGCGTTCTTCTCTCACACTGACGGGGAGAACGTATGGGTCTTAGGGGGGAACCAAGGTAACGCAGTTTCCCTTAAACCTTACCCAATGAGTAGGCTTCTAGGAGTCCGTGCTCTTAAGGCTCCACGGACATCTAAAGCACAGAGTAAAACAGTACAGGCATCTATGTTCCAACTAGCAACAGCTGCTGGAACTGGAGTTAGCGCTGTGGCTTCTCTCGATGGTACAGCACAGCTTGTGACTATCGTAGGGGCTGTGGTGGTAGCTGTAGCTGCCATGTTCATCCTGAAGGAGCGTATCCTTAAGTGGAACGCAGGGGATCGATGATCCTCGGTAAAGCTAAATCAGTAATGCTAGGGATCGGTGGGTTCCTAGCAGTTATCCTAGCGGCCTACATTAGGGGTCGTCAGGCTCAAGCGGATCGAGTGATCCAGTATGAGCTAGAGAAATACAAACAAACACGAGGGCGTATCGATGAAGCTGATACTGTTGAGCGTGACGCTGACGATGCTCGTGAGTGGCTGCGCAACCGCAATAAGTGACAGGGCAATCTGTGATGGCACTGAGAGACTCAGAGACGACCATACAGACGCTTTGATAGCTGATGGCGGGGATGGGTCAGTAATTACAGGAGCGGCCCTCCTAGACGCCCTAGACAGGGCCTGTGGAGAATAGAATGTCTGCATCTAAAGAAATACTAGGAGACCTACACTCCGCTATCGCTGCTGAACTACTACAACGTGTTCAAACTGGCGAGGCGAGTGCAGCTGAATTGTCTACAGCTATCAGGTTCCTCAAGGACAACAACATTGAGGCTATTGCTGCCGACAATGACGGGCTTACTGCACTGATGAAGGCACTGCCCGACTTCGATAACGAAGAGTACTACAACTAGAGGACCTTCTTCACCGTTTCTAGGACACCCAACTAGGAGCAAGAATGGAACTCTCTTTTTATCAACGAAAAGCACTACAGACAGCAATCTACCCTGAGACCCAGCGTATCGCTTACCCAGCCATGGGTCTCGCAGGGGAGGTTGGTGAAGTCATGAATAAGATCAAGAAGGTCTATCGTGACAAGGATGGTGTATTCGACAAACAGACCAAACAAGACATCGCTAAAGAACTCGGTGATGTCCTTTGGTATCTCGCGGTCCTCGCCCAAGACTTAGGGCAGGGTCTCGATGCAGTCGCTGAGAAGAACCTTAACAAACTAGAGGACCGCCAAGAGCGCGGGAAACTCTCAGGATCGGGGGACAACCGATGAGTTGGTTCTGGCGATACATGAACTTCTTGGCGACATGGCGGGAACACCGTCGAGTAATCAAAGAACTTAATTCTCTAACTGACAAAGAACTTAACGATATTGGTATCAACCGTGCCGACATCGACCGCCTCGTATGGCTGGGTGAAGACAAAGACGCACGGGGGCGCGGCAAATGAATAACTATCTACCAACAGACTACCAATCCTTTATCCACACATCGCGTTATGCACGTTGGTTGGAGGACGAGGGACGCCGAGAGACTTGGGGTGAAACTGTAGGTCGCTACATGAATAACGTAGTGGCAGGTAAGGTTGACGGTAAGACCGCTCAGGAGATCGAGGAAGCTATCCTTAACCTTGAGTTGACCCCAAGTATGCGAGCGTTGATGACAGCTGGTCCAGCGATGCAGAGAGACAACACAGCCGCGTACAACTGCTCCTACCT